GTTCGTTTCTTTGATACAAACATCAAACATGCAGATACAATGGTCTATACGAATGATGATTTGCCGGTAATTCTGAAAACAGAGGCCGGTGGTGGAACTAATTTCGTTCCGATCTTTGAGAATATTTACGAAAACGAGATCAGGACTGGTGATGCACCTAAGTTTCTTATCATTTTTACTGACTTGGAATGCAACCAGTTTCCCGAGAAGCATCCGGATTTCCCAGTTTTATGGGTCAAGGTCGGTGATAGCAGCTTTGTGGGAAATCCACCTTTCGGAGATATTTTACCGATAGAGATTAACGATTATGCCAAAGCTGCTTGATAGGATTATTCAACTATCTGAAGCGGAAGTCAATGAAATGGCTGAAACAACATGCAAATAAAACGATTTCTAAAAGGCGCACACGAATACGCCGGAACACTCGATGACAAGGATCAGTGGATACCTAAAGATCAATTCAATGTTCCCGGCACCTTCTACGGTGCACCATTAAATTATATAAAACATCTTTATACGGTTAAATATGCAAGACGCTTATATGAGCACAATCCAAAGTTGTATCATTGGTTACATCAAGTTACCAAACCGATGATGTTTTGTTTAATAAAGGGCATCGACCCTAAGTCAGATGACGGAAAGAAAATCATAGCCGAAAGCGTGGCATACAGAATGACCAAAAGAATTGGAATCAAGTGAAGCTGACCCCTCACCAACAAGATAGTTTCGACACATTCATTAGTCTTATGAATGAATCTCCAACGGTTGACAAGATAGTTACGGTTTTTGAAAACGTTGATTGCGGTTTGTACGTTCGGCAAAACGGTGAGTTTAAAGATATTCCCTGTTTTGCGGTAGCTAAAACAATAAGCGATGGCTGGTTTGGATTAAGCCGGGAGCTTGAACTTTATTATTTTGAAGCAGGTGAAATCGTATGAGAGAAAAAAAGCCATATTTAACACATTGCGAGCGCTGCGGAAATAGTTTTAAACGAAACAGTGTATCTATACATACGATGTCATGGTTCAATCTGGAACATATTTGTATTGATTGCAGAAACAAAGAGCAGCAGCATCCTGATTTTCAAAGGGCAAAAGATGCTGAAATTGCTGCCCTTCGGGCCGGAGATTATAATTTTTCCGGCATTGGCAAGCCTGCTGATCTTTAGTTTTGATTAGCGGCTCTGTTGGCCGGCTTGACTTTTTCGCTTTTCTTTGATTCGAAATCTTCAATTTTGCCTTTATTATTTTCAATTTCTTGATCAATAATAGTCTTGTTCTTTTCAGAAACATCCGGCAATGTTCGTTTGGCCATTTCTTGCTGAGCCAAAATCCTGAACTTTTCACTGACAACATTTTTCATTGCCGTAATAGTATTTTCCAGGTTGATGCTTAAATCATCAATGGAGAATTCTTTAGCTCGTTTGATGTCAATGTCTTTATCAATAACTTCGATATTTTGCCATTTCTTCCAAAATCGAACAATGGAGCGTTCTGCCTCGCTCATGTTGTTCGATTTTTTTGTTAGAACGCTTGTCAATTGCTGAAATTCGTACCTTAGTGCAAGTCCTGAAGATACTTCGTTATTGCTTTTGCGTTGACCATGTACCCCCGAAAGATGCGCCACCCTGTATATTTCATCAGTCTTCCTGTCAGTCCACATCAAGATAGCTTCAATCGGTTCTAAAACCTCTGTTTTCATCCAATCCGGCTTTCCATATTCACCGAAACTCGGATCAAATTCATGAATGGCCTCTGCACCTGTTTCATCTTCTGTCTTTGCACCTTCCGGTTGCATTGGTTTACGCATCATCGGAAAACCGGCAAACTTGATTATTTCATCTCCCATGCTTATATCGCGCACGATACTTGCAGTGATCCGGCTGATATCCACAATATCCGATTTCCCCAGAAACGGAGAATTAATCTTCTTGACATTTTGCATCCAAATAAAGGGTATCTCACCCAAAGAATTTTGACCACTTTCAACTAACACCGGATCTTTCTTAATATTTACATCTTCCCATATTTCCCATCTATCCTGATACCAGACACAGTATTCATCATTATCATCTTTTAATTTAAGATAAGTAAGTATCGGTCTACCGGAAACAGGGTCCTTCCCAAATTTCCAGTCAAATATATTAGGCAATGTGTAAACTGCGACATAAGGATAAACTTTTTGATCAATTTCCTGGGCAACATTCGAAGCTTTTGAAGCTGGCTTGTTCGTTAAAATGCCTATTGATCCAAATACTGAAGACAGTTTTTGCGCTTCGTCCATAAAAACGTTAAAATCCGTACCAGTAAGATCGGCATCATCAAGGAACATTGTCCACTGTTTATTATGTTTTAATTTTTCCAATGTTCGAATAGGAGTTTTTTCAGTCAGATAAAAGTTGAAAAGATCAATAATAGCTTCAGCGTAATTAAAACAAACACCATCGGCAATTCTTTGATTAAAATTGCCTATTGATTCTCTGGAATTTCTTTTACCTAAAGCCTTTTTTATAAATCCTGTTCCACCTTCATAGGCTAGTTGATGAAAAGTCCAATCATCAATATTCTCGGTGTATCTAATATGTTTTTTTAGCAAATCTTTTCTTTTCATCTTATATCCTCTCTTATTTCCAAAAAAGTTTTTCCTTGCTTTTCACAAAGCGGGGGCCGCCGGCCCATCTCAGAAATTGCGAAGTTGAGTCAACCATATCGTCGAATTTCGAATATGGAAATTGGCAAATCTGTGTCTCATAATCAACAAGCCAAACGGCACTTTCAGGCAACCACACACGACCAGCTTCCATGATTGACGTAGTTTCACTAAGCCTTACTTGTTTATTTGCATCAGCTTTGATCGCAATGACTGGAATGCTGGTGTATCTTTTGAGTTCCTGTATCAGACTTTGGCCGCTGGCCCTGTCTTCTACAAGTACCGGGCATTGCCCTGCTGAAAAATTGAAATGATTTTTATTGCGTTCATGTACCTCGATAACCTTTTTAACAAGTTCGGGGAATTCCAGCCTTTGGTTAATTACCCACAACAAGTAATACAGGTTGCTGTTAGTAACACCCCAAACGGTACAAGCTGAGGGATCATTAAGCTGAGATTCCTTAAAGGCTGTATCCCATGATGCAACTATTTTTATAAATTTCGTTGACCCAACGTCTGTTCTTCCAAGCATTCGAATTGCTGTTTGCCTGGCTAAAAGTTCGGTCCGCTCTTGTTCTGATTTAGTTTGTCGGGAATTAAGATCAATGTCTCTATGTTCTTTAAATGTGTACCTTTTAAACCAATCCAACTTGACCATCCCACCTTCTTCCGGCAGTGGTCTTTGCTGATATTGAGAGTTCCATTCTCTTGTTCCAACGGTTTTTTTGATATTGTTTAAAATTGGAACTGGATATCTGCTAGGCCATATTGCTTCACCATTTGTCCGGCCAATCTCATCGTTATCTTCCGCAATAGCCGGTAAATTGATGACCGTCCAATTTTCATGCTTTTGTTCTGCAAGCAAATAACCCGCCAAATCGTAATAACTCCAACGAGTCATAATTAGGATGATACCGCTTCTTCCAGGCATTAAACGAGTATAAGCAACTGATTGAAACCAGTCTCTTAATCGACGCTGAGTTATTTCACTTTCAGCATCGGCTCTACTTTTAAGCGGATCGTCAATTAAGAATAAATGCGCCCCACGACCAACCGTAGCTCCACCAACTCCAACACTAAAATAGTTACCACCTTGCAACGTTCCTAGTTTACTGGCACTCTTTGAGTCTGCTGAAACATGACATTCAGGAAATATTTCTTTATAAATTGGATCAATAGCTTGGTTTCTTACTTTTCGGCCAACATCACCGGCTCTATCAAAAGAATATGTTGCGGCAATGATTTGTTTTTCCGGATTACGTCCCAAAAACCATGCCGGAAAAAATTCAGAAGTTAACATTGTTTTGCCATGCCGAGGTGGCAAAAAGATCATGAGGCGTGTAATGTCACCCCGCTCAACGGCCATTAGATGATCGGCAACTAGCGCAATATGCGGAGCTACATCGTAATCGTTCTGCATTAACGCTGCGTAAGCAAGCAAGTTTGAATACGCTAAATCTTCAATTGGAACCGAAGCAAGCGCATTAAGTTGCTGCTGAGTCGTTTGTATGGTTTGCGTCGCGTGTATGTTTGTTTGCATCCGATGGGCTTATTTCTTTAAATTCAGCATCGATAGGTTTTCCGGAGTCAGAGCCATCCCCGGAAAATCCCCTTTGTGGATGATAACCAATCCCCTTGGGAAGTCTCCCGCCCAAAGCTGCAAGAACCACGGCATCTCGTTTTTCTTTAGTAATAATTGTGATTTCTCGTTTAACGGAATATCTCTGTTCAGCATCTAGGCCGAGCAATCTTGCTCTGCGTTCTTTGATTTTTCTGCGTTCTTCCATCCATCTGGAACCTTGGGTAGGACTCTTAATAGCTGCTAATTTTTGAATGCAGATTTTTTCCATGTCATCCAGGTCTACAAGTTCCCGCAATCTTACTATATGTAAGTTATCAAGAGATTGCGCCATCCATTCCTTATGAATAGCTTTGATGTCTTTTGAAATGGTTGACCGATCAACACCAAGGAGATCACCCATTTCGAACTGCTTGTAACGTTGTTTTAATAGTTCGGAAACCCGCATTCGGCGTTCTTTAATTTTATGCATTCTTGTCGGATGAACAGGTCGTCTAAACATAGTTCTCACATTTTTGTAGAAAATTATTAGAAAGTTACATTTTTATCTTGACATTTATTCTCACTATTAGTAAGAAATGTCAAGAATAATTATAAGGGGTTCTGTTTTTCGGGTTGGCCGATCTTAAAAACAGATTCAATGAAGCAATTTCAAAGGGCAAATACGGTGTCCGTATCATCGTGTTTGCCCTTTTTTGTTTGCCCCTGCAACAAAGTCGAGCGTGAAGCTCAGTAAAGAAATTTGGCGCGAAGCCAACAGACCAAGGCGCGAAGCCTAAAGGAGTGTAAGCATGTGGAAGTTAAAATTAGATGAACACGGAAATGTCGTAGTGCAAGATGGAAAACCTATCTACGTGTATGAAAAAGACGGCGAAACCAAGGAAATGGCTTTTGACGCTCCCGCAACACTGTCAAAAATCGCTGCCCTAAATACCGAAGCCAAGGAACACCGACTTGCAAAAGAGCAGGCTCAAGAAAGCCTAAAAGTTTTTGAGGGAATCGACGCTGAAAAGGCAAAAAAAGCCTTAGCGACCGTTGCCAATCTCGATGACAAAAAGCTGATCGATGCTGGTGAAGTTGAAAAAGTAAAAGATCAGCTCTCTGGAATCTATAGAGATGAAAAAAAGGCACTTCTTGATGGTCATACAGCAGCGGTTACTGAATTTCAGGCAACAATCGAAAAGCAAACGGACACTATTCGGCACCTTTCGATTTCCACCGAATTTGCAAAAAGTCCCTGGTTTTCCGGAGAAAAGCCGAAAACCAATTTGCCGCCCGATCTTGGAGCGAAACTTTTTGGCGATAAGTTCAAGGTCGAAGGCGAAGGATCTGACGTAAAAGTCGTAGGATATTTAAACGACGATAAAATACTTTCGAAAGATCCAATGCAACTTGGCAAAGCGGCTGATTTTGAAACTGCGATATCCGCAATCATCGAAGCTTACCCGAATAAAGAACGAATTTTAGCTACAACTCCCGGAGGGCCGGGACTTGGTGGCAACCACCAATCGGGGCATGGTTCCGTTATAACACTTTCTAGGGCAGACTCTAAAGTTCCTGAATTATACAGAGCTGCAAAGGATCAAGCTGTAAAAGCGGGCGTTCCCCTCAATATCACTTAAGAGGTTAAATAAAAATTATGGTAAACTACACAGATCCGTATAATCCGATTTTTTATGCCCAAGAAGCACTGATCGTCCTTGAGGACTGCCTGGGCATGGCAGGCCGTATCCATCGTGGTTACGATGAAGAGCGCAAAAGCGCCGGCAAGGGCGATACCATCCAGATCTCCAAACCGGGTACTTTCTCTACGCAGGCCGGTGGAACTGGAACGGCTGCGGACCTGAATCCGACCAAGATCGACATTACGCTCGGCACCTGGGAGGAAGTCAAATTCGGTCTGACAGACAAAGAGCTGGCTTACACCACGGAAAAGATCATCACCGATCATATTTCTCCGGCCGTTTATGCCATCGCCCATAGCATCGAAACCGATATTACCGATCTTTACAAAGACATTCCGTGGTCTTTGGATTTCGCCGCTACCCCTACCATCGCAGATATTATCAATACCCGCAAAGTCCTGCGTGACAATGCCGGTACCTTGATCGATCAGGATATGGTTCATTTCGGCATCGACTCCACCCTGGAAGCTGCTTTCCTGGGTATGACCTTGTTTCACTCTGCCGGTGTAGCCGGTGAGAAGGATTCCAAGGAAGCCCTTCGGAGAGGTTCCCTGGGAACTCGGTTTGGTGTTGAGCATTTCGTTCAGCAAACCCTAACCAACCATGCTTCCGGTACGGTTGTTTCGGCCACCACGGACGTTCTTGGCGCACTGGCCGCCGATTTCGATGAACGCGATACTACAATGAACATTGGCGATCTGTCCGGTGTAGAAACACTGGTAGCCGGCGATAGTTTCGTTATTGCCGGAAACACTCAACGGTACGTTGTAACTGCCCTGGCTACACTGACGGCCGGTGCCAATGCTGCTGTCGCGATTTATCCTCCGGCCATCGTCGATTATACCAGTGGCGCGGTTGTCACCTTCGAAACCAAGTCAGTTACCAATTGGGCCGATGCTTATTTCGCAAACCTGATGTTTCACAGGAATGCGTTCGCGCTGGCTATGGCTCCCTTGCCGGAAATCGGCAGCGGTGCAGGCGCCAATATGGCTGTCATCCAAGATCCTCGTACCGGCCTCTCAATCAGGTCGCGTATCGCTTATGACGACACCAACGCCAAGGTTCTTGTAACCCTCGACGCCCTGTGGGGTGTCAAGACCCTCGATCCTAACCTGGCGGTAGTTGGAAGGCGCAATTACGCGTAATCTAATTAAAATATAACGGGCAGGGTGAATTCCCTGCCCGTTATTCTCGCAAAACTATTCATTAAAATAAGGATTTAAAAATGGCTACCAAAGAAATGAGAAATCTTCCAACAGTCAGAATTGTTAATCCTAAAGATGATAAAACCATCAGGATTATCAATGAAGTGGATTTTGATCCTAAGATTCATACTTTGGCTGAAAGTCCCGAACCTGTAAGCGCTCAAGCCGAAGCCGAAGTTGTTTTAAAAAATGCCAAAGTTATTCTCAAGGAAGCAAAGCTTGTTGCTGAAGCGGATAAAGTCGCCGCTGATAATACCATGAAAGCTGCCACGGAAATCATGGAAACCGGTAAAACCATGATGAAAGACGCAACGGCAATGATGGAGCAAATGAAGCTGGCTGGCCAAGCGCCCCCTGCAGAACCGGCCTCCGTAATACGGGAAAAAGAAATTAAACCGGAAAAGGAAAGCAAGGCCGAAAAGGGCTCCAATAAAAGTAAGTAAAGAGGTAAAGCATGGAAATTTTAACCTTGCTCGACGGAGTTGAGGCTGTTGGTGCCAGTGAAGTTATCAAGATTGTTGACATACTACGCGACTCACTTAACGAAATCCCTGTTCATATTTATGGCACAACCATTCCCGGAGTTTCAGCTACAGCTCCGGGATTAGATGATTGTACGTCCGGTGGAAAATTCACTGGCATTGTCGCCACTAATTATCAAGTTAAAATCGATGCAATTGCAGCCATTGCTGCTGCTTCGCAAACAACTGGCATAGGGCTTAATGACTGTACTTCAGGCGGAGCTTTCAGCGGCAATACGGATCTCACCTATATCGCTAAGTGCGACGCTGTTAGAGCGATTGC